AGCGGCAGCTTCGGCGAACAGTGGTCCGAATGCGTCCTGCGGCGAGGTGAAGACGTCGCCGCTCGTCAGCATTGCGGCGGCCTCGCGGAAGTTGCCGGCCATGAGCTCGCCCATCGCCGTCGCGAAGTTTCCGGCACGGGTAAGCCAGTCCTCGAAGAATCCAGCGAGGAGCGTACCGATGAAGACGAGGCCCTTGCTCACGCCGATCGCGATGTCCGCCCACGTGTCAGGCCCGCCGAGGGCATCCAGCAGCCGCGCGCCCACGTCCTCGACGGCGAGCCGCAGGGCGGCGGTCGCCTGCTGCCAAGCGGAGGCGGCCTTGACGGCCTCCGGGCCGGCGCGGATCCCGAATTCGCTGGCCAGCGAGACGAAGGCGTCGAGCTCCTCGGAGCTGCCGAGCGCCGACATCAGCTCGCGGCCCTGCTTGCCCAGCAGCTTCGCCGCGGCGCCTGCGGCGGCGGCGCCGTCCTCCATGCCGTTCAAGCCGTCGATCACCTCGCGGAAGACCGCGTCGACACTGCGCAGCGTGCCGTCCGCATTCTTGACCTCGATGCCGAGCTCTTCGAATGTGCGCGCCACGTCGGCGGATCCGCGCGAGGCGTCGACCATGCGGCGCGCGAGGTCCTTCGGGACGACGTCCTTGAGCTCCTTTCCGGTCGCGCTGGCCACCTGGCGCAGCCCGGCGACGGTCTCCCCGGCGAGGCCAGACGCTGCGGCAAGGGTGTTCATTTCGTCCGTGACGTCGACCACATTGTCTACGAGCCCGATGAAGGCGCGGCCGGCGGCGACTGCACCGGCGGTGAGCACGCCCACCACGGCCGTAGCGGCCCCCGCAGCGGCACCCAGCTTGCCCAGCGCGCCAGCGCCCGCGGTGGCCTTCTTGTCAAGGTCACCGCCGACGTCGACGACGTAGCGGACGAGCTGGGTCGCCATCTACAGCTCCCCGAGCACGACGACCGGAAATGCCTGCTTGCAGGCGGACTCCGACGACGCGTCAGCCTGCTGCATGCACGCTACGGCGATCGCCACGTCGGCGGGGTCCATCCGGAGGATCTCATGCGGCATCCGGTGATACCTCCTCGCCAGCCTGTCCAGCAGCAGCAGCAGCCCCGGACGCTGGACGAAAGGGGCGCACCTCTGCAGAGGCATCCTGGAGCGCGGTGACCATGAATCCGAGGCGAGAGCGGACGCTCGTGGGCAGCAGGCCGACCCACAGCCGCGGAGGCGAAGCCTCGGGGTCGTGGTCGTCCTGGTCAGTGACGAGGCGCAGGTCGTCGAGCTCACCGTCGGCGACGAGACCCTCGGCGACGTCGGCCGCGACCACCTGGATCCGAGCCTCGCCGCCCTCTACCGGCGCCGTCAGCTCGGCGCGGGCCTCGTCGGTCAGCAGGCCGCCGCGGTCCACCGAGGCGCAGATGTACGCGTCGAGGCGCTCGGCCACGGCGAGGGCGCGCTCCGGCGTCGACAGCGCGCGGCGCATCAGCTCCTCGGTCTGCGTCCGCTGTGCCTCGGCGAGCTGCTCCTCGAGCTCGGCGCGCGCCTGCTTGCCCTTCGCCTGCGCCAGCTTGCGGCGCAGGTCCTCGATCTGCGCACGCTGCTCGGCACGCAGGGCGCGATCCGCGTCCGCCGCCCCGGGCAGCTCGGCGATCCCACCGGCCAGCTGCAGCCGCAGCCCGTCCACCCGCTGACACCGCAGCAGGTACGCCCCCACGGCGATCCAGTGCGGCTCACGCCTCGATGTCAGGTGCTCCGTCAGTCCCATTGCTCTCTCCCTCGTCGGTCATCATGTCGGGCTCCGAGGCCAGGGGGACGGCCTGCGCAGCCGCCCACCGCTCCGCCTTCCGGCGGGTCTGCGCCTCGATCCATGCGTCGATCTTGCGCTGCCGGGCGAGCCCGGCCGCGCTGGTCGGATCCCCGCGGCGCTGCTGCTCGATCAGCTGCCGGATCTGCTCGCGCTCCGGGTCGCGTGCCGCTCGCTCCTCGATCCCTCGATCTGCCACTTCGTCCCCCCTACTTGTGCGAGCTGTTGTCGTTCTGCAGCACCATCTTCAGGCCGGTGTCGCTGCTGTCCGACAGGCCCTCGAATTCGACCGAGATCACCGAGCGCCCGTGACCGTCCCCGGGCCGGCTGACGGTCCTGAGGAAGGCATTGTCGATCTGGACCTGCAGCTGGTTGTTCCCGGACCCGGTCAGGGTCATCGTGATGTTGCCCTGCGTGCCAGCGAGGAATTCGCTGTAGAGATTGTGATCGACCCAGTCGAGCTCGAAAGACCCCGTCACGGTGGGCATGTCGGACGCTGCGGGCTTGAGCGTGTACAGCGACCCGAGCGCCGGGATGCGGTCCACGGCGTGCTGCACGTTCGCCGAGAACTTGCGGAGAACGTGGGTATTGCCGTTGAACGACAGCGTACCGTAGTGCTCCGGCGCGACCTCCTCGCCGAAGCTGACCGACGGCGTGGTGCCCGAGACCATGCCCCCGGAGGTCTCGCCGATGAAGTCCACCGACAGGGACGCGTATTCCCGTGCGGAGAATTCGAGGGTGAACCCGGCGACCACGAGGCCCTCGAAGATCTCGTGCGTGTCGAGGGCCGTGTCGCGACCGTGCACGACCTCGCCGGTCAGCGCAACGAAGTTCGTCGGATCGGCCAGCTCGAAGGTGTGAGTGTAGGGACCGGCTCCAGCGGTGGTGGGGGTCCCGTAGAAGCACGCCTCGAGCAGCAGCCCCATCCAATCGTCGTCGTAGGTCGGAAGAAAGGCGACGGTGCCGCCGCAGTCGTCCGACAGCGTGGCGAAGTGCCGCCCCACGCGGCTCCCGCCCACGTTGGTCCCGGTCAGGGGCACCACCTGGCGGTCGATCTCCCGCTGCAGGCCGATGGACCGCACAGGCGCCCAATGGGTCGGCGGCGACACGGCGGTCCCGTACGTCGACTCGAGAGCCATGCCGAAGGCGCGATCGGTGCCGATGATGGCCATGTCAGGTCTCCTGTACGTCAACCACGCGGACACCGGTGTCCAGCGCGATCAGCTTGTGCGGCGTCCCCAGGGCCGGGACCCTGGTGCGTACGCGCGCGGTGATTGTGTAGTTCGTCCCGGAACTTCCGGCCTTTACGTAGTGCTTCAGGTAGATCCTGCGGCGGCTACCCCGCCACGCCTCTACCCATCGGCATTGATCGGCGTCGACGAGCGACGGTGCCGAGGTGCCGCCGGAGTCGACGGCGCCGACCTCGGCGGACCAGGGCTCCTCCCAGGCCACGCGGCCCGCGTACGCCGACCGGCGGACGGCGAGCGCGTCGGTGGCGTCCACATAGACGTGGATCTGCTCCTGGCTGTCCTTGCCTACGACGCGGCGCGGGCGCGTCTGGCCCGGCCTCGGTGGCGCTGCAGCCTGCCTCAGCCACACCGGGAGCCCGAGATCGATCTCCGCCGATTCTGCGGACGTGATCGTAGTGGCTGTGGATCCGTCGGCAGCGCCGGAATTGTCCCAGTACAGCCATGCAAGGCAGATCTCGTCGGCTGCATTGCCCGGCGCCGGGTACTCGTCGATCACCAGCGTCGCCGACCGAGTGGACTGGTTGAAGCTTATAAACTCGTAGTCCAGCAGCGTGATGCCGTTGGCCGCTGTGACCCGGACCTCGGCGCCGCTCGCGTCGACCGAGTCCCAGAACTCATCCCAATCCTGCGGGAGCTGCAGTGCGACGTCCGGCGTGGTCGTGCCTGCCGAATTGTGGATCGTGATCGGGACCCGTCGGCCCCACCCGTCGGCGTACCAGGCCACCTCACACCCCCGTCTGACGGTGGTAGGACATGCGGACGACGAGCAGGACGAAGGCGCCGTAGGGGGGCAGGTGCGCCTCGTCACCAGCGAGCGCGGCGGCGTCCACGGCGAATTCCTGGATCCCGTACAGGGCATTGCCCTGCGTCGACCTCGCGGCCTCCAGAGCCGTGATCAGGTCGTCGGTCAGCGCGTCGGCGGCGTCGGCGGCCGACTCCAGGCCCTGCGCGGTCGGCTGCGCCCACGCGCCGACGTCGATCACGACCTCACGGGTGTAGTGGTGGAATGTGGGCCCCTGCTCACTCGTCACCTGCGCCGGCGACACCCAAGCAAAGGGGTAGGCCCCGCCCGGCGGCTCGGCGAAACGACCCCGACGCACGGCTCCAGTCCGCGACAGGTCGTACGTCGTGTGCGCAGCCGCGAGGGCCGTCACGATCGCGTCGGTGAGGTCGCCGAGCTGGCTCACGGGAGCCCCCGCGGGCCGAGGTGCTCGCGCATGGCGTCCATCGACTCGCTCTCAAGGTCGCGCTGGTAGCGCTGGAATGCCCGCGTGAGGTAGCCGGTCCCGCGGAGCGTCGCCCGGCGGCGCAGCGCCCAGCGGATCTCGATGCCCGACCCCCGACGGCTCGCCAGGTACAGGCGCCCGTCACGACCGCGGATCGAGATCAGGTCGGTGTCCGACCGAGGCCCGGGGAGCTCCTCGGCGGCGGGAACGAGCGGGATCGCGAGCCACGGCGAGCCCGTGAGGCGCGCGCCCTGGTCCTGGACCTCGGCGCCAGGATGGTCCGACATCAGACCGCCGGACAGCGGCGAGCCGCGGCGGCCGTGCTCTGCCTGGATAGACCGGGCGAGACCGCCGGTGTCCTTGGGCGCGCGCGCACGAGCGTGCGCAGCGGCCCGCTTCCGAGCTCGCCGGAGGCGCCGCTCGACGTCGCCAGGCAGGCGGCGCAGGCCGGCGCGCAGGCGTCGAGTCCATGCCTCGAGCTGCTCAGCCACAGCCCACCTCCCACAGCCGGTAGGGCGCGAGGGCGGTGCGGGCGACCGGTGCGATCATGCGGTCGGTGACGCGGTCACGGGACACAGACTGCCCCTGCTGCGAGGCGCTGACGATCGACTGCGCCCTCTGCAGCGCCAGCAGGTGGCGGACCTGGGCGGCCACGATGGCCTGCAGGTCGACACCGGCGGTAGCGACGCCCGCCTCCACCACCACCTTGCGCGAGCGCGCGCCAGTGCTCCAAGCAGCGCGCGAGGCGTTGCCGGGCTTGAGGTAGAGCAGGCCATCCGCGGCGTCGAGCACCATGTCGCCGGACGCAATGGCGTCTGCGCTGTCGTACTCCCAGTCGGACGAGTCGTGCGCGCTGGTGACCGAGATCACGGGACGGATCCCGAGCCGCAGCAGGCGCGGGTCGTAGGGGTCTGGCGGACCCGGGTACAGGGTGTAGGTCTCCTGCTCCAGGGTGTAGGTGCCCGCGTCGGTGCGCGGGTAGCCGAGCCACAGCGCGAGGAGCCAGTCGGCCTCGCTGATCCGAGTGACGTAGACGGAGTCGTCGCCGCTCGGCAGCTCCGGCAGGCGGGTACGCAGCTCGGCGGGCGTCATGATCGCCACGAGCTACCCCCAGCCAGCAGACGCCGCCGCAGGGCGATGGCGTTCCGCACCGTCTTGCGCGCGTCCTCGAAAAGTTCGAGGTCGTCGTCGTGCAGCCCGTCGCGGATCTGCTGGGCAGCGTCGCGGGCGGACAGGCCGGCCAGCGTGACCGCGTCCGGCTCCGCCTGCTCGGCGGGCTCGGCGGGCTTGAGTTCCGACGGCGACACGGGCCCGCCGTCGTAGAAGGCGCGCGCGAAGGCGCCATCCTTGGCGAGGAGGTACTCGGCGACGTCGTCGGGCACCTCGCGGACCTCGCCTGCCACCCACAGGCCCTCCGTGCACCACGACCGGTAGCCGTGGGCACAGGGGCCGTCAGGGAGCAGGCGGAGCCGCATCATCAGGCGACCCGCCGGAAGACGGCGAGGCAGCAGCCGTCGAAGGCCGCTCCGGTGCCGCTGTCGTCCTTCTCCAGGTACAGCTCGTCACCGCCGGAGAAGCGTCGCACAACCTCGGTCGCGGTGGCCGCCATGGTCAGCTTGACCGCGGTGCCGGCGGTGAGGTCGCCGTCGCCCGCGCTGTCGGTGTCGCGGGTCGCCAGGACGGTACCGGCGAGGCCCTTTTTGACGGTGAGCGTGGTGTAGTTGCTCGCGTCCTCCGAGGTGGTCGTGTCGGGCACGATCCAGAGCTCTTCGAGGTACCAGTCATCGCCGAGATCGGGGATCACGGTGCCGTGCTCCTCGTCGGTACCAGCGGACTCCTCCATGCGGATGGAGAGGGCGATGATGTCGTTTCCAAGTCCCATGTGGGCTCCTAGGAGGTGAGGCCGAAGCTGTAGTGAACGGGCTTGGCGGAGGCGGTGGCGCTGTCCAGGCCGCGGAAGACGGTTTTCCCAGGTGGCAAAGTTGGCGAACGCCGTCGAGTCCAGCATGGTCCCGAAGAAGTACTCCGGCGACACCAGGACGCCGACCCCGGCGTCTCCCTGCTCGGGGATCAGGTGCTCGACGTCGAGGTTGACGACCGCGTCCAGGAGACCGGCCTCGGTCTGCGCGCCCGACTGATCGGTCGAGTTGCTGTGCGTCGAGGCGGCGAGCTTGCGGAGCCCATCCCACCGCGCCCGGTGATCGAGCGAGGTACCCAGGTGCGAACTGCCCATCCGGCCGCGGGCGTCCCAGCTGGCGATCGCGGTGTCCCAGGGCGACGCGATGTTGGAGTCACCCGAGATGATGGTGTTGTCCTCGGCGAAGGCCATCGCGCGGATCATGTCGTCCTGGACATCGGGGAGGATCGGGATCACCGAGTCCTCCTGTGCGTCGCGGTGAATCTGCGTCGCCACGACCCCGGACTCGGGGGTCACGGTGCGCTCGGCGGTAGACCAGCTGGACAGCGGATCGTTGGCGGGATCGTCGGCGGCCGGCGCGTTGTGCCGGTACATCGTGAGGTTCCCGCTGCGGTACGGGATGTTGACGGACGAGACACCGGCGGGAAAGTCCCGACGGGGGAAGAGGCTGGCGACGCCCAGGCGGCCGAGGGCCTCGCGCTCGAGCTCCGGGAGGTCAATGTCCCGCATCCACTCGGCACCGGAGGTGGCGTTGTCCGCGAAGATCCGCTCCACGGTCCGGGCGGTGCGGCTGTCGCAGCCGCGAAGGGCCTGCACGACCTCGGCGTCGGTGGTCGGGGTCGGCTTGCCCGCCTCGAGGCAGAGACGGACCAGGCTGCGGCGGGTGATCGCACGCTGGGCGCGACGCTGGGCCTCGGTCCGCGGGTGCGGGTCGTCGAGCAGGCCGTACCGGTACACCTTGTGCTCGCCGATCTGCTGCTGGTGGCCGTACAGACGGACGGCGGTGTCGCTCTGGGCCGCGCTCAAGCGCGGCGTGCTTGTCCGGGATCTCGCGGAGGTCCCGAACGAGCTTCGCGGCCTCCTCCTGCTTCTGCTTGAGTGCGTCGGTGGCGCTCATGGGATGTGCTCCGAGTACAGGTGTGTGACGATCAGATCGTCGAGGGTGGGCGCCGGCGGCTCCGGCGAGGGGGTGCGCACCGGCGGCGGCGCCGCCATGGTACACGCAGCGATCGATCGCCGCAGGTCGGGACCTGCGGCGCGAAAGACGGAGAGCAGCTCCTCGGCGAGGCTGCGGTGCAGCGTCTCGCGGGCGACCTCGCGGATCCGCGCCTCGAGGTCGTCGGAATCGAGGCGGTCGACGTGGGCGCGCAGCTGGGCCTCGGGGGTGTCGCAGAGCGCCCGCTGCAGCGCGGTCGGCAGCATCGGGATGCTCGCCGAGCTGAACTCGAGCAGCGTGTTGCGCTCGTAGTAGCTGCCAACGCGATTGATCTGGCCCCACGGCGTATCGACGGTGCGCCCCTCGCTGTACCAGCGGTGATCGGTGGCCAGCTTGTCACGCTTCGTCGCCTTCCCCCAGCGGAATCCGACGGACCCGGCAGCCCGGAATCCGTGGAGGTGCTGGTGTCCGACGGCGCGGATCGTGGGGTCCGGCGAGTCCATGTCCCACTGCACCTGGATCACGAGGTGCGGGTCGTCGGTGTCGGCGCGGGGCACGCTGGCCTTGAGCGCGCGCCCCACGACGCGTGTGCGCATGTGGTTGTCGAGGATCACCGGGTTCGCCCGGTATTCCCTGAGGCGCCAGTCCTGCCGGACGACGTCGCCGGCGCGGTCCTCCTGCTCGTAGCTGGCGTCGAAGGTCGTGGTGCCGGCCTCGGCGTCGGAGCCGACGGCTCGCACGCGCACCCGGCCGCCGTCTCCGTCCTCGTCGGCGATCACCAGGCGGTACAGGTCCAGCTCGTCCGGGATCTCGTCCTCGTCGGCGTTCACGCGGCCTCCTCTGTCTGCGATGCCTGGACCGCACGCTCGGCGATCTGGCGGGCTCGGGTCGGCGCGAATGCGGCGAGGTGCTCCAGGCCGAGCCGTCCCAGATCGTCGTCTTCGGCGAGATCAAGGACCACGAGGCGCACCACCTCCGCGGTCGTCGCGACCTCCTGCTCGGCGATGTAGCGAGCGATCGTCGGCGGCACCCCGGCGGCCTCGAGGGCTCCGTAGAGGCGCTCGGATTCGAAGCGGACCATCAGCTCGGCGGACTCGGCGCCGAGCTCGCGCATGGTCGGCGCGAGCCGCTCCCAGCACGTGCGGTGCACCTGCAGCCACCCAGCGACGGCGGCCTGCACCTGTAGCGCCTTGCGGTCGCCCTGCGGCTCCTCCGGCTTTCGGTTGGGCCGCCGGGGAGAATGGAAGCCGTCGACCATGGGCGAGTCGGGCACCGGAGCGCCCTGGAATCCCTCGTAGCGGGCGGCCTCGAGAGGGGATGCGCCCATGCCGACCCAGGTGGACACCCGGAGCTGACGCTCGGTGTAGCTGACCTGCAGCGACTCGACGTCGGTGAAGTCGTGCACGATCCGGTGGCCGGGCAGGGCGAGCTCGCTGAATGCGTCGTCGAGCATGGCCGCGAGGCGGATCAGGTGCTCCCAATAGGTCCGCATCTGCTGCTTCTGCGTGCCATAATTGGCGGTGACGAGCCCGGCGCGAGCAGGGGGCACGCCGTAGACCATCAGCACCTGGTCACGGGTCCACTCGCGCAGCTTGGCGGACTCCAGATCCTCCGGCGTCCACGACAGCGGGGTCGCCTGCAGGCCGCCACCGACCACGAATGCGGCGTGACGCTCTCGCATTGCGGACTCGTAGCGGCTGACGATCCCGGCGACGGCTGTCTCCCCGACGACCTCGTCGGAGCTGAAC